TGCTTCCTCCTTTTGAACTCGTCGGGCCGTGGTGCTATTTACTCGCAAGGTAATATTTAACAGGTTTATATTCTGTGGGTACTACTGCAGATTCTTTCCACATATTGCACAATCTCTGCGCTTCCTCTTCATCGCATACGGGTAACTGGGAAGATCCGAATACCATCCAAGTCCTTTTCCCCATCTTCGCTTGTATCATCCATATTTCGTCTAGCATCAGCTTCTCCTCTTGAATGTAAGTGTTGTGTCGTCGTATCGAACCGCTACTGGCCCAACCATACCCTCTCGAGCCTTACCCACAATGATTTCGTCCTCGTAGGTGTCCTCGCCAGTCTTTGTATCTTTTGGTCTATAAACAAGATGCACATTGTGGGCATCCTGTTCAAGGTTTCCAGACTCACGAAGATCGCGCATGGTCGGTCGACGATTCATATCTCCATCGCGCCTAGTAAGCTGGCTGGCCGCGATCACAGGGATGTTGTGAATCTTGGCAATGTCGCGGAGAGCTGCCGATGCTTGATTTATTGCCTCGCGCTCCGTCTTACCCTGTCCGGCAATGATCTGCACGAAATCCACATAGAGGATCTGCACGCCATCGTTCTCTACCATGCGCCGAGCAATGGAGCGAATCTCGTGGGGCCGTAGATAGGATTGGTCGCAAGCGAAGACTGGAAGATTCCCAAGATCGATGATGCGGTCAAGTGCAAACCGGAAGTCCATCTCATTCATCAGCTTGGGATCACGAATAAGATGAGGCTTTAGCTTGCTGTGAAGGATGGCTAGACGCCGAAGGATCGCCGAGGTGCGCATCTCAAGAGAGATAATTCCGCACTTAGTTCCAGTTGAGGATGCAGCATAGCAAGATCCTATAATCTCGGATGTCTTACCTTGTCCTGGAGCAGCTCCAATGTATGTCAACTCCCCGTCATGGTAACCACCGGTAACTTCGTCTAGGGGCTCAACTCCGGTCGTAATGCCGAGTAGATCCTGTTTTCGGTTGCGCTGCGTCCTCATTGTCTCGGTCAGAGCAATTACATGATCGCAGATCGGTGAATAGTTCGATGGCGATGAACCAGCCTCGATACGTCCAAGCTTGGATGCGAACTCGGCAATCAGATCACCGGCAATCTCGGATTCATCTATGCACCGCTTTCCTATTTCCTCTGCCAAACTCATCATGCTGCGGAGAACAGACTTGTCCTTGACGATGCGTATGTAGTTTCCCATTGCAAGATAACGAGGTAATGATTCAGTAAGATGGGAAATATATTCCATCCCGCCGATAGCCTGCAATTCTCCACGCTTTCGGAGGTAGTTCGAGACGGTTACTAGATCAACTGGCGTCCCTGCATCGAAAAGAGACAGAATGGCACCGTAGAGGCGTCGGTGAGAGTCCAATGATAGATCATCCACTTCAAGCCCTGCGGATGCGTCCTGTACAGCCTGTGCGTCAGACAGGCAGCTTCCAAGGATGACGCGCTCCGTGTGAACCGATGCTGGTAGACCTTGCTGTTCGATGATGCTTGCGAAACTAGCCATTCTGTGCCGCCATCTTCTCCGCGATTGTGCGCGGTCTTGGTTCGTGTCCGTTTGAGCTAAAGGTTAGCTCGTCATTGTCATAGCGACCCTCATTGAACCAACCTTGAGGCATCTTGATATATTTCATCTCTGTCCCATCGCGCTGAACCTGCTTGGAGAAAGAAACAACTCTATCCATGAGAAATACTGCGGGGCTTTCTTCTCCCCTCGCATGTATCTTCTTCAGACTCTTCTCTATTGCCTTCTTAGCAGGATCTGGAGCTACGCGACGAGGATAGGCAAGATAGATCGATTCGACGTCTTGCGTCGACCAATTCTTTTTATGTTCTGTTCTGTTCTGTTCTGGGGCCGTTTCATCTTCCGTTACAGGCGTTACTGAAACGGTTTCATCATGTTTCTGAAACGTTTCATCCTGTTTCATGCGCTGTCTATATTCACGAACTCGCTCTGTGGACGAATCTGAAAGGTATTGCCTGCGATTCCAATTCAATACATTCCAATCCTCATCGATGAACTCCTTAGCAAGGAATAAGGCCTTAGTCTCAGCTAATTCTGGATCTGAGATACGAAGATGAAACGCTATTTCTGTTTCATGTAACGTTTCAAGAACGTTTCCTGATCGAAGACAGAAGACCATCACTAGTCGGCGTTGCATGACCTCAGACATCATCTGTACTTTTGGGTCGCTAGAAAACTCATTATGGAACCTGAACCACGAATTAGCCATTCTTCGCCGCCTTATGCAGAAGAGAAGACTTGTTTCCTTCACGAACACGCTGCGTATTATTGCAAACGGTACACGATTGACCATATTCGGAGTGCTTGTTCTTCTTCAGTGACTTAGCGTTTCTATGCTCATATCGACCGCAAACACAGCGACATACCCATTTAGCCCCTTCGCGGTTAGAGTATCCAATAACGGTCAAATATCCGGCCTTTATGCCGATATAGTTTGGAATTCCGTGGGGAGGGTTTCCGCATGGAGGTAATTCCGAGAACCACCTAACATCTTCATGCGTGGGATCATAATGGACGCCTTTTTGAACAACTTGAGCCGCTGTTCTATCTATAGGTGTCGAGTTGGCGATTCGTGAATAAAGTTCCTTCATCTTACTTCCTTCCTGATAGTGAAGGCAGGCCGAGGTCTATCAGTCCCTCGGCCACTGCATCTAGGAGCTACCTAAATGTTTGCCGTCAAATGTAGTCCTGGAGAGGTTTCTACATTGCTAGTTATATTACACAACCGATACCAACACAAGTGTTATGTATCGGTCACAAGTTACGAAAGTACTACATGCCTAAATAACTATTCAGGAGTTGGGTAATCGTTTTCCATATCGTAAATATCTCCATTGATACATGTCCTGGAGATACCATCGGATGGCCTAACCTGCGACCAATGATATACGCGCACAGGATCGCATACGTGGGGATGCCATTCAGTGTTTGGATATATTGGTCCTTTGGGATAGGTGAAAGCATTAGAGCCCCACTCGGCGCCCATCTTTGCGATAGCAGTGCCACAATTCAGACATTCGTTAGGGCCGTAATAGACGATCTTCGAGTTTCTCCAACTGATATTTGCCATTGTTCATCTCCTGCGTAAGTAGTTGTTACGAGACTATTCTATACCTCATTAATGGTTATCCCATGCACGTACTTCATGAGTTTGCGCTTGATGATGTATTCAGGTGTGCGGACACCTTTAACGTCTTCTATACACTCTCGTATAGGATGTCCATCTTGCCCGATCTCGACATATCTGAAATCAGCTTTATAGGAAACAGATCGCTCACCGTCTTGTTTGGGAATCAATTCATAACTTACTTGTCGCCGCAAGTCACTAATAGCCCCAATTTTCTCAAGCAACTCCAATTCGGCCCCACGCCTCGCCTCGCGCTTGCTGTCGTACTTGATGCCGGATTCAGTGACTACTTTCTTGTTTGAGTACTTGCGGTAGCTAGGAATTGTCATAAAAGATTTCTCTTTCGAAGCTGAATAATGGACTCGTCTGCATCCATCATCGCAGCCACGACACAATCTTTGCTATTCCCCCGAATAGACGATCTACCACCTAATGCAGAAATAAAGAATTGCTGCCAGATCCTCACTTCAAACTCCTTCATCTCATTACCGTTCATTTCGTAACCTTCTTTCCGTTTCTAACTGGATGCAATGATCGAGATCGCCTAACAACCGTTTCGCATGGCATTGCAGGCAAATTCTCTTTATAGGTTTACCCATCTTTCCTCGATCAGGAACGGTTGGAGGATTAACTCTGCAAACAATACATTTCTTGAATATGCTCATGCATCCTTCTTACTAGAAAACATGGGACACCCACATTTCACAGACGGGAGTATCTGTTTATGGTCACTATCATATTGCGTTGTCCTCGTAGTGCATTTACCTAGGTAATCTTCGTGGCCGTATTGTGGATGTCCACAGAGGACACAGTGCCTATCGGATACCTTTTCAGGCAGTATCGCTTCACCGGCCATTAGAATCCTCCCTTTGGAGGCTCAACAGTGAGCTCTCTCCGCAGCCGAATAACCATGTTGGATATCTGGGATAACAGACCAAACATATCACCCGATAAAGGTCTAAATTGTGCAATCTCAGGATAAAATTTCTTTCCCATGTACCGCACTAAATCCTCGGCGCATCTGAGATTCTGTTCTTCATCTTGCTTCGGAATATCCATTATTCTCGTCCTTGCTGCCATTAGATAGCTCCATTTCTCGTCAAAGTTTTCTTTCATCACTCTCTCCCACTTTCCCATATCTCATCGTCTGGCTGTTCGGCTGCTTGCTCAAAATGCGAGATCGATGTCGTCAATCTCTGGGTTAGTGCCGCGTGAATTTTCTTCCCATCCATGAATCTTTACCTGAAACTGGACAGGATCTGACTTATTAGCCCGATACTGCTCGACTAACTCGCCTTTTACCGATACAGAATCTCCCTTGTTTGCATTCAGGTTTACCCCAGGAGCGTAGATCGGGATAAGACTGTAGTATTTGCCGTTCATGACTTTCAGCTTGAATGCTGACCAGGTAGAGCCGTCTTTGGCCGTTCCCTTTTTGATGTCACTGTATATTTCGCCTGACAACTTTACTTCGTTCATATCTATCTCCGTTCCGGCAAAATACCGGCGTCTATTTTACTTTGTGCGTTTAGTGCTAGGCCGATCCATTCATATCGATCCCAGTCTTCAGTATCGAAATCATGCTGGAAGTATCCGACGTCCTTGAAGGAAGGATTGAGCTGAAGAATCTTCCTCTCTGCTTCGATAAGCCAGCTAGGAGCTATCTCTTGCAACTTATCATCCATATCCGAAGCCATAAGATAAGACTCCAGTTGCATATTCCAAGCTATCTTCTTCTCCTTCAACTTGATGCCATATAGTCGAGAGGTACATTTTATATCAATAACTACAGGAATACGTCGTCCGCATTGGATCATGAATCCTCTTAGATCTGGCGTTGCTCCAATATAAACTCGGCCGTTCATTACCTCATATACAAGACTCTGATCGATAGGAAATATCGGTTCGAATCCAACGCTATGTTTCCATCCTCGATAAGCCTCAAATTGCAAACGTATTTCTGCTAAGTCGCCCTCCATCTGATCGTAGATCCAATCCAATGCTGCCTCTTCGTTGTGATCTCGCAGCATAGTTTCGTACCCTTTGATTGCGGTATCCACCTGTTGTCCCCTCCACCGCGCATTGTCGAGCACTGCTTTAGGTATGCCATCGAAGTTAGATAGGCCAGCGAGTTGAATAACATCCGAGGTCGATATAACTTGTCGGCCTGGAACGATGTATTCGTGTGTATCTTCGAAGAACTCATGTTCAATTAGCATCGGTCCAACTTATCCAAGACTCATAGCTTTCAGACGGTATTTGATCCGTCTTAGAAATGCCAGCAGCCTTAAGTGCAGCTACAATATCTTGTTTTGTTCTTCCACGCCTCGTCGCAACTTCGATGAAGTAAAGACGTTGTTCCTCGGTTATGAATTGGTTGCTCTCGGTCAACGCAGCCTTGAGATTTTTTGGAGGTGGTGGCTGTGGCTTGACAATCTGCATCTTCGGAGACTCTTCCTTCTCATTCTCAGGATCGCTCTCATCAGGAATAAGGAACGTCATACGCATGATGTACTTCAGTGCGCCTGTCATAGCCTTATAAGGAGCCTTGTCGCCTGAATCCATACCCCAGCCTACCGCACCGGCCGTAACCGACTCACCAGACTCTGAATCGATGAAAAGGCAATCTACCTTGATATGGCAGTAGTTCAACATCGAACCGCTATTAGAAGCCTTCTCCCAGTTACGGCACTCCGATACATCGTAAGTGAATGCAATGCCATTGTTTACGAGAGCCGTACGGACTTCGTTCGCCACGTCGGCGGCACGAACGTAATTATATTTCTGGTTCTCATTTCGGCCCTTCTTTGTGACAGCATCGATCTCCTTCATCGCCCCCGCCATCTTTGCTGCTATCTTTGCGCTCATTTCTGCACCTCGTAAATTCTATTGATTCCAACCATATCCAAAACCCGGGCGGATGGGAAAACGCCTTTCTTGATAATGCTGTGAGCATGTTGAGTCGATATATCGGCCACAATAGACAGATCTTTCGCTGTATAGTGTTCGGCCAGATACGCAAGAACCTCTTCTGCAGTCATGTACTTTTTAGCCATGAATAGATATTGGCATGAAACCTTTTGGTTGTCAAATAAATACTTGACTTATTATTCCATCTATTCTATTGTTGAGGAACTGGAGACACGCAAATGGAAATCACAATGACATTAGACTCTGCCTCAGCCGACATAAAGATCGCTGGAGGCCACGCAAAGAACCGCAACCTGGACGGCCAGAAACGCTGCCTAGACGCCGCGGCCACACGAATCGATGCGGTAGTCGATTATGCTGTCAATCTCGGTATGGTGGTACCTTCCCGGGCCATGGATCTGATGCTGGATTGCATGAATGGATACGATGATTACCATGATTCATTCGAGATGATCGCGCACTTCAACGAGATACAGACTCTGCCGAACGCGAGAAAGATGGGTCTAATCTAATGGCTACTGCAGAGATATATTCGTCCATCTACCAGGAAAACATGATTTGTGACGTATGCGATACGACGCAGGGCCCTATTTATACATATCGGCATGGGACACAAACCGAGATCCGATGCGAAGATTGCCTACCACATTGCGAATGTGGAGAGCTGGCCTTGAATGATGGGCATGATTATTGCCCCCAGTGCAATTCAGTTATCGAGTTGGAGGATAAGGCGTGATCGCAAGATTTGATAGCTATGGGCATGATGCATGCATGGAGCCAGTACAAGATGGACAATATGTCCTATATGAGGACCACCTTCGAGAGATTAAAATAATGCAGACGAGCATAGATTTCTGGCGTAATGCATGCAAGGAATTGGGGTCTCATTTATGAGCTTCAAAGATTTCCTGTGCAGCCATCTACGCCACAAACTCCGCACCGTGCAGACGTTCGAGAACGGTAGCTGGAAGCAGCATTGCACGCGGTGCGATCAATACTTTGTATTCAATCGTGAGTATGAAGTGTTTGTTCCGTGGACGAAGTTGGTTGAAGAGTTTTACGTTGAATTGACAGGATCGAGGACTATTCTATGACAGTAGAGATGGGCATACAGCATTTGAATCTCAATCCGCAGGTATATCAAGAGTTCTGGCTTGCCGAAGCGAATAATGGCATAAAAACTTTTACTGTGGACAATGTGGAAGATATGCCATTCGTAAGCCTAGAAACTTGCCAGGCGAGTTGTGACCGATGGCATAAAGAGTTCCCTCACATCCATTACAAACCGGTACGCTACGTTAGATGCGAAGAAAAGAGAGTGAACTAAGTGGATATCAGAGCTGCAAAACGTATCGTTCTCACAAAATACCCGAAGGCGTTCGTTCAGTCGTTTAGCGGCCTACACCTGGTCGATGGCGTAGAAGGAATTGCGCTTTCGGACTCGCGGAAGTACAACAATGACCTTAATGAAGCTCATTGGGTTGAGGCTGCCAAGCGCATAATAGAGCAAGAGGTTACTCGATGACACGAGATGAGATCGCTCAAATAATCTTGGTCGAGGCCATGAAACAGAAAGTTTGCTGTTATGGAGACTTTAGCGATGAAGATTATAAAGGAGTTGGATTGGATGGAATATTTGATCTTTTAGCAATCGCTGACGAGATCTTATCTGCATTGGAGGTACCACAATGTCATTCGACGAGCTTATTGAAGCAAGAGTAAAAGAAGATGCTATGCGAACCATGCGGATGCTATGGTGGGCTTTCATCGGTGTAGTTATACTGTATAGTCCTATCGCAGTTCTGACGGGGTTATTTTATGGCTGGAAGGCCCTAGAGTATTTCTTCCCGTATTAAAGTAGCTTCGCCATAATGGCGACCCCGCCGCCGATACCAATACCTATACCGGTGAGGAACCACTTCATCTTCGATTTACGGGCATCGGACTTTACTGCCGATACCTGAAGCTTACATGCCTTGTCCGCGTCAGTGATTTGTAGGTTGAGCCCTTTGACTTGCGTCTGGAGAGTTCCCTGGAACTCCGTCATGCTAGATATCTGAGAATCCTTGTTTTGGACTATAGCCTGGGTGTCAGCAAGGTTCTGGGTGAGCGTAGGAAGGTTTTCAAGGGCCTGGACTGTCATCCGGCTTCCTGCGTCGCTCACAACCAATCCTGACGTCGTTGCGGTGATGTCTGTGGGCTGTAGTGATGCTAGATTCTCCCAACGAGTCGCTAGTTCTGGTAAAGGAAGATTTTTATCGACCTTTTGCTGCACCACGGTGGCCGTAGATCTCACCTGAATGGCCTGTAGGAGCGCCGCATTCTCCTGGGAGACTTGCACTACCAGCTGCGTCAGAGTATCTCCCTGGCTCTTGACCTGCGCAGCCAGATTGTTATTTATCACTGTTTGCTGCTGGAGTACCGCATCGGCCTGAAGCGACTTCTTATCGGCGACGGCTGCGGAATGATCAAGGAACTTCCAAACAAGAAAGCCTGCAACAAGCAGGCCCAGGACGATAAGAATCAATCTCTCATGCAACTTCAGGAAGGCACTCATACTTGAGGATCCTTATTTCTCAACGCTTTACCGGTAAGCAAACCGACACCTGCGCCGACGACAACGGTTCCAGCATTAGCCAGATCGCGCATGTTGAAGTGATCTGCCGAGGCTATGGCCCCTAGTCCCAAGACGATCAACACCACAGAAATAATCTGAGTTATCGTTCCCGCTTGATCGTTCATGCCTGTCTCACAAACATCTTCTTGAACCAAGCCTTTACCGATGAGAAGAAGGAAACGACTGAGTTATAAGCCTTTACGAAAAACGCTGTGATCATACTGCCTCCATGAACAATGTTTCTTCCTTGATCCGACGGTTCATGAGTCCTTGGCTAAACTTACCAGCCACTTTGACCCACACAAAGAACTGCTGTGCGGCTTCTTCGTACTTCCCTTCGTTTAACAGCTTCAACATCGTTGATTTGCTGAAATTGCCAGATCCTATGTTGTAAACAAAGGAACATAGGGCATCGAACTGGTTCTGGTTGATCGGCATCTTGACGAAGGTATTGACAGCCCATTCAGCCTGATGGAGGTCACCGGCGAGATAGGCATCGGCCTGTTCCTGTGTGCAGGTATCGCCGGGGTGGACATTGGCAGTATGGCCGTAAGCGAGGGTCCAGACACCATTACCATCTTGGTACGCTTTCATCCGCAAGCCTTCTACGCTCTCGATCAGATCGCGGCCACGAGATGATGCTATACGCGTCATGGGGCCATTATACTTGATGGTATGATCGATTCCTTCTTTTCTTGGTCAACCATTCTAGTTCACACTTTTCTTCTCTGGCTCATGATCTGGCGGGAGACTTCGCTTATGATGCGCTGGCTCATGACGATGCTGATCGCTCGGGTCTTCTGCGACTACATTCTCTTGACGCCAATGGGGCCGATAACCTATTTCTATCTCTACTATAGCTTTGAGATTGTGGGGTTCTTTCTATTCCTATTGGCATATCTCGAATGCAAGAGATTGATAGTAAAGAGCTTCATCGGTCAGGCCATGATGATCTATATCATTCCAGAGACAATCCACATCAGCATGTTCCTTACGCACAATTGGCATATAGCCGTGAGATTCGCAGATGTTTTGCGTCCTCTCTATCTATCGTGCATGATCTATGTATGCGGTATCTTATATCGCAGAAAGGGGCATTATGTTGTCAGTGATTGAAGCAGCTTCGGTAGGGCCAAAACCGCCTATCGTTCCTCCCGGTTATAGTCCAGCAGTGGGGCCGAAACCGCCCTCTCCTCCACCGATCAACCCACCTAAGCCAGTAGACCCTAAATAACTAGTAGGGCCTCGGTGACGGGGCCTTATTTCTCGATTAGCTTCCAGAGAACTGTGCCAAGAGCTATAAAGAGCATCCCAATGATGGCCTGCATATATCTCTTCATCTCAGCATGGCGCTCATTCTCGATCTCCGCATTGTCTTTGCGGATCTCCTTCATCTCTTGATCAATGTCTAACTGTAATGTTTTCATGCGATTATCCATCTCATTCTCAATCCTGCTGATGGATTCACGGGTTTGTAGTCTATATTCTGCATATCCTATCCTCTGTTCCCTATCTCTATCTTCAAGAACTTCTATACGAGCTATGACGGATTTACCGCCGCCGGTACCTTTCGTAAGGATCGTAAGAGACTCGACTCCTTCATTCGGGAAGTACTCGGGCAGTGGGGACATTCTCAGCTCCGTATATTGGTTTCTCCCTTATTCATCGTTCAGGAGGCAGATCAAAGACAAAGTGAATCAGCGAATACAGATATAGCTTACGATATCAGAAGAGGCAGCAGCTCCAGTAATTGTTATAGAGCTAGTGGAAGTATTAGCTACCGCTAAAACATTAGTTACAATTGCAGCTGCTTTAACGGTTGCCGTGCATGAATATAATAGATCTGCGAAAGCCGGGGAAATTCCCGTAACTATAGCTGCTCCAGAGGATAGCTGCACAGTGCCATAGACAATCTGCCCACCAGTCTGTGCTGTAGCAGAGCAAGTTACCGTGGTTCCGCAATACAGTTCAGTCGGATGTTTTGCAACAACCATATTCGCCACTGGAGTCACTGACGTTATTGTCAGAGGCGCTGTGCCGGTTGCGCGAGTAGATACCAAGCTGAGATTGGTAGTAAGAGCACCATTAGCCGTTATTGGACCGCTATTCGTAGTTCCTGACAATGTAGGCGCTGTGATAGTTGGCGAAGTAGCAAATACAGCTACTCCCGTTCCCGTAGTAGCATTCCAGGCCGGAACGGCGCTTATTGTTCCTGTTCCCGTCTGAGTAAGAACCGCTAGCGCAGAAGAAGTACTTCCAGCAAGCATCGCGGTGGTTGCCGCCGCAGACTGATATGGCATTGAGCCCAGAAGTCCACCGGGCAAATTTGTCGCCGTTGTCGCCGTTGTCGCATTCCCCACAAGCGGACCAGTAAACGATGCTGCTGTTATAGGTTCAGCCGTTGTTATAGCTGTCCCATTGTCTGTCAAGGAAGAGTCAGTAGAGGTATTACTCGTGGTTCGCTTGAGAATCACATTGGCCGTAGCAGTCCCCACCGTTTGCATTACTGTCGCAGGAAGCTGGGCTATAGAAGCTGTACCGCCCAATTGAGTAAAGTTCAAGCCAGTGATGTTCACTCCATTGAACTGTGGAGTCGAACTACAACTAGGTGCGGCTGCCGATCCAGTGAAATTCCCGAGCGCGCAGTTCGCTGCCTGATTCGGAAGCGTCAATACAATCAATGGTGTCGTCGTAGGATTAGTCACATTCACGGCGACGATGGCATTCCCTGTGGCTCCTACAGTGGTCACAGTACCAGCCCCACCACCGCTGGCTGGGGATGTCCAACCATTCAAGCTGAACTGTCGCAGAGTTGGCGTGGTGGTATTGTAGTAAGTCGCCCCCAATGCAGGTGTAGGATAGATTTCCACGTCAGCGTAGCCGAACGCCGTTGCGTTAGCCGGAAACCGTGGTGCCGTAGTTCCTGCCGATAATATCGAGGTAAGGTTCTGAGTAGTACTCGTCACCGTTGTGGATACAATGTTACCCATTACACCCGCATTAGGATTGATGGTGAACTTCCAAGTTGCCCCACTCTGATCCAGAGTATTTGTCGGAATCAGCGTAGCCGACAATGCACCTGATCCGTTGAGTGTCCCCTGGGCGTATTGCTGTTGCGCCGTAAGAGGAATCCTGTTGACTGTTGGCTGCCCGGCAGGGCAGATTAGTGTTGCAGACCAAGTACCATTGATCCACACGATTCCATCAGAATCTGTAATTGTCGCAGTCTGTTGCGCTATTGCAGAAGAGCCAATAAAAACGAGAATAAAGATTAGCTTCTTCATATTTCTCCTAAGTTACTCAACATGAACGAATATTTCATACGAACCAGAAGTTCCAGTAGGTGTAAGAGTTATAGAGACAGGAACCCTATAGAGTGAAAATAGACCAGCAGAAAAACCAAAAACTACAGTAGAATTTGGATTCCCATTCAATGAAAAGACATTAGGAGTGTAGTAGCAGACATTATACGGAGTAGATATATCTATCGTAACCGTAGATGAAGTATCAGGAGAATTTATCTTGAGAGTCACAAATACCTTTGTGAATATCTCATTAGTTACAAAAGGAATTGATATAACCCCATCAGATATATTTTTAATAAAATCTATATTCATATAAATCCTTTCAGGTTTAGGGTATATTTGCCATTGGGAGCCATCCTGGAACCGATGCTGAATAAATCCATCCCATTGGAACCGTATGGGCTGGTGCACTATTCCAAACAATATCACCAGCTTGTCCTGCCACAGTTGGTATGACAGAACTCTGTTTTACTACAAAGTTTTGGGTAGTAAATGTGTTACGAATACCGACTCCAGTAATATTAGCGTTATAAAGTGTTGTATACGTTCCAGTACCTCTGAATGCATTACCAACGATTACTGATCCAGGAAGAGCGATATCCGGAGCTATTCCGAGATTGAAGGCAGTCGCAGAGTTATTCACGAAAGAGTTGTTCGTAATCGTCGTGTTCGGGACAAGTGAATTAGAATCATTGACTTCAATAAGGTTAGAAGTATTCCATCCAGTATTGAATGTCGTATCCCAGTAGAACTGATTATCCGATACATGGATGTCGAAAGCATTCTGCATATAAATTGCTTTGTTCGCGCCAACCGTATCGGTGTTATAGAAGCGATTGTTGCTGATAGCGATACTATTCGCTCCAATGATCTGAACCGTACCGCCAAGCTGAATCCCTCCACTTAATAGAGGAAGAAATTGGCTATTACGAATACTGATGTTATTTGTCTTCGCGTTCGATGGGTCAACCATATTGATTGCTGTTCCAACAACACCACTCGCAACAGCATCGCCGCATCCCTGACAGAATATATTGTTCAGAGCCATGCTAAACGGCTTCAACGCTGTTGAGATGATTGCTCCGTTATTTGCATTGAAGATCTCAGAATCCATTATGGTGAAATCACCAGATGCATTATTCTGGGCTAATAGGAAGTACTGGCCACCATCCATTTCGGCATGCTCAATTGTGAGAGCACCTATTACATCCTTTACGGGATAGATAACAGGGTTTGTCACTGTCGTCGAAGTCGCTGGAGTAAAAGTGACCGTATAGGATGCTCCCGCAGGATTTCCAGGAAGTGGCGTAGCTGGAATAGTTCCTCCAGCAGTAAACGTAACAGTAAGATTCGCCCCCGCAGCTCCGGCACCCACAATGATCACTTGATTGCACGGTTGAGCTATAGAAGCAGCGAATGCGGCACTACAAAATGTAGAAGCATCTGTGATAGTCATAGTAGTAGATCCAGAAGTTATAGTTCCTGACCCGGTGGTTGAGAACCCCAAACCGAAGCCTGGGCCGTTTACAGATTCAAACATAGGATGGTCCCAGCGATTATCGCTATGGAGATTAGCCGCATTCAAATATTGAATAGTAGGGAATCTCGTAATAGAGCCTGCATTATAAGTTCCTCTGATTTGCACATGCTTGAAGAATGAGTTTCCATTGCCAAAGTTATGGGGAACTCCCTGAGGATCGAAGTTATTAGCGCTTATCTTAAGAACGCTAATGGAGGGATTGCACTGCGAGAATGAACCTCCTACATTAGTGCTTCCCTCTTCCGACTCGATTACTGTCGATGCGTATACAAGTACCGGAGTAGTGCAAACCTGATATACCCCTTTGGGCATGTAGAGCTTTGCGGGACCATATCCAGAGCGATTGTCATAGAAAGCCCCTAGGACAGTATTGCCTCTTACCGAGTTCGTCCATGCGTTCAATGCCGCAGAATCGTCCTCATTGTAGATAGGAAGATCTGAAACGGTTGTTATGGCCGCAGGAGAAGTTGTTATAACTCCACCGGATACAGTCAAGGTTGCTGTAAGATTTGCTCCTGATGTCCCAGCCCCAACCATTGTTACTACATCGCCAGTAACGAAGTTGTTGACCGACAGAGGGCGCAGAGTAATTGTTGCGTTACCTGCCGTTACGTTATATCCCATCGCCTTACCGTTGCCGGTGGCTCCAAACCATTGCGGAAGAACAAGCACAGATACATTGCTTCCGTAAAAGTAAGGTGAACCGGTTCCGAAGAATACTTTCTGGATGGGTGCATCAAAAGGACCACCGATGATGAGAGATTGCCCAGCAGAGATATTGAACCCACCGGAACCAACCACACGCAGAGAGATATTCGCAGGTACAGTAAATGTTGATGTAATAGGTATGATTGAATTTACAGAAATAGTGACATTGGAAGATCCGACTGCAGTAACCGTATTCGACAAGCAGCTCTGATCTAGAACTCCCGGTGTCGTGCACCACTGCGCGGCGTAAAGAACATTATTCAAAGTATTTACGCCAAGGGATGTTGTTCCCGGCTGAGATACATTCTGTGCTGCCAAGGGAACACTGTTTACTATTCCGGGCAGCAATGTCCAGTAAGTAGGATTCGTCCCTGGCGTCACACCTGTATTGAAAGCTAAGGCAAGATACGTAGAGCCGTTGAAGGTAACTATCGAACCTTGAGCGTATGGCCCACTTACCCATGCACCTCCAGAAATACCTCCATTATTAGGCTGGAGGTATCCCTTCACCTGCGGATTCGTTGGCCCAAGATTTATCTGTTGTGCGAATGCTGATACAGACAAGAGAAGGAGGATTGCAAGTTTTTTCATAGTATCCCCTGGGCATACAGAATATCTGCAGGATTTCCACCAGCGGCGGGTTGCGGTGCATTCGCAAATGTAACTTGGTTTCCGGTAATCGTATATCCTCCACCAGGAATCAACGGGAAATTGAGCCACACAGTCGCCTGAGAAGGAGTCCCAGAAAGAGGTATACCATTGTTCGTCAAAGTGAATACGTGGTTCGTGCCATTGATCGTACCGGACAGGGATCCCTGCCAAACGACACCGGGAACCGAATTACCCCCAGTGATCGCCTGATCTGGAAGGATAATTGGGAAATTTCCGAAAAGTGGGTGAGCGATATAGACCGTATACTGTGCAGCATTATTCAGATAGCCGAAAGCATGACCGAATCCATCCGTAATCACTGGATTAGCAACGGGGGTAGATCCAGTTTCATCTGAGAACACTGCAGCAAGCGGCGTAGGAGGGTATACGCTCGTGTTAGCTGGCTGAGTTAGGTAAAATACCTGTGCCCCGCTGAGCGCCCTCCCTAGTCCGTCCGTAACGTATCTATCGTCGCGCCCAATAGCCATATCTTCCCCTTAGACGATCTTTGCCACGATGGAGCCTGTTCCCGTAATCCCGGAGACTAGGAACCGATAGAAGTTGCCGCGGGTCAGCGTGAATGAAGCCACTGGCCCCGGTCCGGTAGGTGAAAATGCACCTGCTGTTACCGTTGCCGCCACTGGTGTCAAGGTCGTATATTCAGCGTTGATATCTCGAACCGCTTCTTGAAGAGATACCGTAACCGCCGTTGGGAATGCCCCAACGAATCCAACTGCAGTCGTGATCGTAAACTGGGAATCTCCCTCAGGAGCTTGTACACAGCAAGGAATTGACGCTCCAGCCACAAGGGTTTCCCCAACCTCTGTCGGCTCAATCAAAACAGTGCCCGTATCTGCAACAGATACAACAGTTCCAGCAAGCGCGAAAGTTACTGTCCCCGCACCGGTGGCCGTATTGATTGTAACCGCGGTAATGATTGCACGAGATACGTTGAACGCAGCGTTGGTCGCATTCAGAATAGAGATATACTCGCCAATTGTCGGCAATGGTCCATTCAGAATCTGGAGTGTAACCGTCCCTACGCCACCGGTAGAGGCGACATTGGTGACATAGGCTTTGGTGCGCCCAACTTTATAGTCGAACGAACCGAGAAGATAGCAAGGCACTCCTTTAGAGAGGAGAACCGGAGGGCGGAACGGGCTGTTATATGCTGGCATCTTTTCTCCTATCGATCTGGAACCATTACATGTGCAAGGTGGCTCAGGCCATAACCTGCACCTGCGGCTGGTAGTCCATATTTCGCAGCAGCCTTTGCTGCTTTAATAGTACCTTCTCGAAGCGCTGCGGCTCTTGCGTAATCCCGCATAGCCCTGCTGTAGTCTTCACCACGGCCTACAGCCGATGCCGCCGCACCGACATCTTGATTGAAAGCTTTGGACGCATTCCCAACTTCTCGTGCCATTGTCGGATTGATCGCCATTCTGTCGGCAGCCGACATGCGGGATAGATTCGAAGCGAAATCGCGTGCTTCGGGGTAAAGAATCGGGTTTTCCTGTCCGGCACGGCTGAAGAGTTGTTGGGTTACCCGCGGCTGAGTAGCACCTCGTTCACCCAGTTCCTGAACACGCTGGAGATAAGGCATCGAGTTAGTCAGTGAGATCGGTTGATCCTTGGCGTCTTCCATTACGCTCTGGAATACTTTCCCTGCCTTGGCCTTAGTCGGAACCAAAGCAGTAACTTCTGGCAATGCCCCGCCTACAGCGCCAATAGCAGCACCGGTACCGAACCCAGTTCCCTGACCGGCACCGACAACCCCAGAACCTAGAGATTTGGTGGCGATGCGTGCCAGGGGTGCAGCAGCCTTACCTGCCTGCGGGAATGCCTTCACAAGACTCGAAGCTGCCTTTTCCTCTGCGCCGCCTGGAAGAAGATACTCACCGGCTTGCTCTCCGTACTTGCCGATCTTCTCGCCAATATTCTGTGGTTGCGCGAATTGCTTCTCTTTTTCGATATCCGTTGGTTGGCCGAAACCGAACCATTGCTTTGTCATGAATGCGGGAAGGTGCTTGCGCGCTGCTTCGTCGACATTCGCCAAAGTACCGGCAGCCCCTTTGATCACCCCCTTAGCGACATCCATCTGCGGAGAAAACCCCTCTGCCGCCGTCTCCATGAACCCCTTTTGTGGCGCAGGCGAGGCCGCAGCGGGTGCCACTTGAGGCGGTGCGGAGGTCGCGGGTGCAGCATACTTTGACCAAGGGCCGGAATCCTCGGGTGCGGCAGGTGCGGAATAGTTTTTCCAGGGCTCAGCCATTATTTCTTCACCTGCTCCCAGCTATTCTTGTCATGCGGAGCACCACCTTTAAATCTATACCCATCAACAACATCACCAACCTTGGGTGCCGATTGCCCTCCACCACCTTCAGATTGACCGCCACCCTTACCATGCACTGCACCTTTATTCACAAAGTGGGTTGCAGTCTGTTCGGCCTGATCAAGTGCTCCACGCAGCGCCGAAGGATCTTGGTTCGGATTCGTGATGTTCTGGAGTTCCTTGATGATGTATGCCCCGCGGCCGCCAAAGACACCCGCACTGTGCTCTGCGAGGTAATCCTTAGCAGCGTTGAACTTACCAGCATCCTCAGCACCCGAAGACAGCCAACGCGTAAGCTGTTGCTTTGCTGCGCCGCCCGGGCCAAACATCTCTGGATGGGCTGCGATGATCGAACGCATCGTATGAACCTGATTGACCGCCGATTCAGCAAGATCACCCGATTTGCGCTCATTTGCGGTTGGCTGTGGATTATAGAATTTATCCTGGTTGAATCCAAACTCTTGCTGAGATAGGCCAAGACGGGCAATAGCCGTATTCGCATTCTTCTGTGCGTTTGCAAGTCGCCCCTTGGCGATCTCCATCTGTTCCGGCATATTGGCTGTCTGCGCCTTCCGGTAATCTTCCTGGGCCTGCTGTGCTTCAGAGCGGGCATTCTGAAGATCGGTTGTTGCTTGTTCATGCGGTGCAAGCTGCTCATAAGGCACTGGGACGATTGCGCCAGATGCGTCACGCGTCAGACCAGCCTTACGGAGCTGTTGCTCATCTTGAGTCTGCTGATGTTCATGCGTCTGACTCTGCTTTTCCTGTGAAAGGGCAAGCTTAGCCTGGTCGAGCTGTGGTTTGAGTTCCTGACTCTTGAGCTGACCCTTTTCCTGCTCTTCCTGCTCAATGCGATCCTGAAGCTGGCCTGTCATCATATCCCGATTGAGTTGGGTTCCGGGGATACGTGCCATCACGCCCGGAGCAACGACGTCACCGGCGATATTGCCGATTGTTGAGAAGATGTGGCCGATCTTGCCAAGTGTCCCAGGGTGATTGTTCTCGGTTCCCCAGGGATTGGCCTTCTGTTCACGAAGCTTATTCAGGGCCGTGTAGTTCTGGTTCAGGTTCTCTTCAAAGGGACTTGGCGCAGCCTTTACGGCCGGAGCCGCCTGAGCGGGCAACTCGGGAGCATTGGAAGCCCATACAGGACTTGTTGGTATCGCTGGAGGCGCGTCGAAGACTGCTCCTGATGAGACTATCGGAGGAGCGCTGTCGAGGTCGAATACGTTAGGTGTACGTGTCGTATTTGCCATTATTTTAGGAACTTCGATGCTGCCGATGCGCCACCACTCAAACTGTTTAGGATGCCCATCGTATTCTGGAGCCATCCACTATTTCCTGCATTGACTTCGGAGTTTATGTCTGGGGCTTCCTGACCCATCGCCTCAAGCATCGCGCTTGTATCGGTCTTATGAAGGCCGCTAAGTCCTTCAGCGCCTTGCTGTATCTGCTTTTGCTTCAGATCTGCATTGTTTGCAGCGATCTGTTCAGCAGACTGCGCTGCGCCACGGGCTGCATTACGGGAGTTCTCGGAAAGGGCTGCCTGGAACCCACCTGCATTTCGAGATACTCCAGCCCTTTGTGCAGCCTGACCGGTGAATGCCGATGCTGCACCACCCGCCCCACCTTCTGCCGCCGCCGTCTGCGCCGATAAGTCTTGCTGACCGTATCCCTGGGGGTGGAGCATTTCTTCTGTATAGAAAGGAGTTAGGTTGCCTTCGATGGAAGAGGCTTGACCGCCTTCGTTCCCGGCAGTGTTTTGCGCTCCGGTAAACGCCTGATTAGCCTGGTTGACCGCTGATCTCATCTAAGCTCCTGTACCACATCTTCCAGTCACGAGTTGGATTCCAACCCATCTTCCGAAGTGCCGGTTCGAAGCTTTCTTCAATTTCAGGAGGGACGACGCAGACATAATCTTCAAGCCCCTTCTGTTTAGCTTCCCGGTCAACTTCAGGCTGCAATTCCTCGATTGCGCGACCTTTTTCAACCGGGCTGCCTTCTACTAGAAGGAACGTCTCTGCCGTGATGCGTAAAAACTCCGCTGCCACGACACGCCCATCGATTTCTCTCACCTTGGATACGAGGATGAGAGGAGAATCGAGCTTGGGTAGATTGTACTGGAAACCTTGGCGTTTATGAAGTGCTTTTATTTCTTCGTGATCGCTGTCCTGCATGTCTCGGATCATATTCACAGTATAAAGCACGAAAGCCACCAGTTATGGCGGCTCTCAGTGGAGGGGCTGCGAATATAAAATGTGCCGGAGCAGGCTGGATATCAGTTTCTTAAACTGTCCCCTCCACATCAGTATTGCAAATTTATCCGCTAAGGTCTACTCTGGAGTTGCGAATATAAAATGTATGGGAGATTCCCCTCTATATTTTAGCTTCTTGACCCGAATACTTGGTCAATAGAAACGTGGCTATAAGGCATTGATGCCGAAGTGCTACGCGGGGAAAACGGTCAATCTAACGACCACAGGCCTCGTAACCGGATACTGGATTCCTTCGTAGGAAGCTAACGGCCCCTGTTCTCAGTTTAGATTGCTCTCACGGCTCAGATAATGCACGTGAAAGTAAAAGTTCTGGAATCAGCTTTTTAGAGAATACTCTTTGAGCTGGTTTACCCCAGAACCTTTTACGTCTACGGTCTAGAACTGCATTAGAGAGAAAGACTTAAGAACAACAAAAACGGGGAGGAACTATGAAATTCACAAAAGAACAGATAGAAACTGCGAAAACTGAAAACGGAGGATGGACAAGAAAACAATTGGCCGATTGGGGAGTTTCTTGGCCTCCGCGAAAAGGATGGAGGAAGGAAATAGAAATAATTTCGCAGAATGACCTAGATGAGGTATCGGAAGCAGAAAAAGAACGCCAATCGATGCGTGAACTTTATTTAGAGAAGTCGGGATGGCATACATTTGGAGAAATGCAAGGAGAATAATGGTAAGATCTCTTCAGTCGGTCCCGAATAGGTTCCCTCAGAACTTTCAGCCGACCTCCGCAGACAACTCCGCAACGGCCCCTCACAACAGAAGGGGCTGTTCTTTTTTGGTAACGTTACTTTTCGTAAATAATTCTTAGATTATTTATTTCCACAAGGGAATGCGTGCGACAGTTGTTTTCGAGGGAACCAAAATGAAATCTTCTACCATAATCAAAGCAGCAGTTATCGGATCGTTCTTCCTGCTTGGCGTGCTTGTCGGCCAAACACAAACCGTTTCGTCCAGCATCAAGCCGGATTATCTGGACACTTGGATCGCCAGCGCAAAGACGGTGTCGGTACAGAAGCCTGAAACGTTCAATACCAAGTTCGTCATCGCGCTGTTCTCGGCAGATGCAACTGTTCGCGCACTCGATGGCTATTCGACAGTCAAGCTGCTCAACGATCCTTGCCGGTGCTTCCATGAGTCTGACCCGATTGCACCCAAAGGTGGATCAATTGCTGCCGAAGCTGCATTCCAGGCTGGAGCGCTAGCGGCTGTTTACGGAGGAGCATGGCTTCTGAATAGACATGGGCATCACAAGATGGCGAGAACGCTTCTCATGCTGGATGTGGCCTCAGAGAGCTACGCTGTAGGACGTAACTTAACCCGCTCACGCAACATCGCACCAGTTGGGACGCCGATCCAGCATATTTCATTACAAAAATAAGCCCCTGCACTCATCACAGGGGCCAAACCGAGGAATACAAAATTAAAGGCTCGTATAAAGAAAACTAATATTGACACCGGGATTCAATATTGTAGGCATTGCATCTGGCTCAGATGCATAAAGACTTCCTAAATCTTTGGTGAATGTAATTGTAACTTCAAAAGTTAGAGGGTCATAAGAATATGTGATGTTATATTTATATGCCTGACTTCCGGGAGGGTTTGCAGCTAAAGAATAACTGGTTGTCCCAACAACAGAAGATGGGCAGTTTCCCGCTGCGAATGGTAAGTTGAAAGGTTGTTTAGTAACGTCGAAAGTTACACTTGTAGAAGTTCCATCGGGGAAAATCCCTATATTCCCACTAGAAACAGTTGCTGTCCCAGTATACGAAAAAGCCATAAAACTCCTAAAGGCGTACTTGTGCCTTGCCTAAGCCTACTAGAATCTGTGCACCATTAGTAGCTGTTCCCGTTCCCGTACCCGGCTGAATATCCATTCGAGTAGGAGTTGCAGGAGTAAGCATTACCGGAGCAGGAGATATGCCACCTAAATATGTAGGAGATGAAGGAGGAGATCCCGGATATTGTGTCTGGACGGCAACATAATATTGATGATTATTTGCTGTTGGATGGTCTGGATCGTCTGGAACTGTACTTTTGGCAGGCAAAGTAAAGTGAATCGGAGCACGCGTAGCCGGTTTTACTTCAACCTGTGCTCCAATAAACTGAGGATTTGTAGCCACACTATAGATGTAGTGAACTCCTTTAGTGATCGGCGACTGATGATTGACTACAACCTGCATCATCTCGCCAGCCGTCGTAACCTGTACGGTCTCAGGGGGTGCAGGAGCAGAGATCTGAGTATTTGTATCGACGGCAGCATTCTCCGCGGTCTTCTGGATCGACGGGATAAGATAATGCCGAAGGTAAACGCCAAGGCGTGGATAGGTGTTCTCGATTTCAGCTAGAAGATCATCTCCACCGATCCCCATTATTTAGCTCCTCTCTGCGCATTCCAGATATCTTTCTTTATGTGGAGTGCCAGGTTATTCAGCTTGAATCCTTGACCATCATTCTCTCTGAACTCAACGAATGTACGTGTCGCCGCGAAGTTCAAGGGAGCTTCGACATCATTCAATGCTGGGTTTCCTGGAGTAAATCCACCAGGCACATCCCACGTGAGGTATCCCGCTGGTGGAGTCCCAGGACCGAGTAGACGATTTGGATAGAACCGAACGTTGATCAGGCCGAGACTTTCAATAAATGCGACCATGTAGCCTATTCTAGTACGTCCATATCCTAGAACTGGGTTTTGTGCGCGTGTGGCAAGCTGAACCAACCCGGCCGTCGTATAAAGAGAATCAATAACGGTTCCATCATCATCTGGTGCCGTGCTATCAAGACGGTAGACCTTTGAGTTCCCTTTACCATTACAGAAATAGACGAAATCGTCGAGTTCGCCGGTGGAACTATTGAATGCCTCGACTACCGCTCCATAAGGAGAAGGAATTTGCCAGATAGTCCACTTCCGACGCATATCGAGCGATGCCAGGGTTCCAAACATCGTTGTATGCATCTGCATACCCGTCTGAACCTCTGAACCGGAGTCAAGTCCTTGATAGTTCAGTGTCAGAATTACATTAGGAGACAGGGGATTTGCGTTCACCGGTGCATTCGGTAGCCAGAAGTTTGGCGTCGGCATCGGAACTCCGACGAATAGGCGACGATGGACAACATCATTCTTTATCCAGATTGTCTGCCCAGCGTCCCAGTTGATCGAATCCCATATCTGATAAATCTCCTGAGTGATCTTATGAGGTTGGCCGCCATCAAAGAGATAGATTCCGTTTCGGTTCGCCATTACGATCCACTGTTCACCGAAATCATAAGCCAATGTCCCAATCGAGCCAGATTTCTGGGCAACCTCAGGCTCCTGCCACTGCGCAGGCTCTAGGTTGCCTGATGCCTGAAGAGAATAGAGGCTAGTCCCATTCAAATCACCCTTCAGAGCATAGAACGTGTCATACATAACAACGGCACCGTTGACGGGTTGGAAGTTCTCTGAAGAGAAAACCACATTACCAGTGATCGCGTCGACTTGCTCAGGCAGTCCAGAATAGGAACCGTATACCGTAGTCGTCAGAATCGGGATATTTGTGTCGAAGATCTCAATACGGTCAATTTCTACATCTGCGAACGTAGTCGATGTAGTGAATGCAGCATATATATTTAGAGTCAATCCTGATGGAACTGTAGCGAATACAGAAGTAAGAAGAGTTCCTGTAAATGTCGCATAGGCTGGAGTCATCGATGAAAACGGGAGAGTGAAACTTCCTACTGTTGCTCCACCATCTGTCAAAGAAACCACAAGATTACTTGCACCCGTTATTCCAGATGGGATACGTGCAGTTACGCGAACCGAATAGAACGTATTCGCATTGATGATCGCAGTCTTGTATGCGTCCTGATAGGCCGTTTGCGAAATCAGGCCTGCAGTTGGCTGCGCCGCACCGGTGAACTGTTTGATGTAATAGGAATTTCCGAATTTAGAAGAAATCACCAGGGTTTGCGCTGGCTGACCACCACCCATAGGAACAGTCCATCCAAGTGGAAGAGGATTGACAGCAGAGAGATATCCTCCATCGAAGCTTAGATTATTGAAGTTTTGGACCTTATTCCGACACAATCCATAGAAGTTACGCGATGAGTAACTGCATATCCAGCCAGGATCGCCAATCTCGATCTGATTGAACAGGTTGTATCCATACACATCGATAGCCTGCGCCCGATCAAGAATCGCTCCAGTAAAGAATAGGTTATAGGAGGAGCTAATATTGTCAGGCACAAAGAAGGATGTCGCCGTGTATTTCTTATTCAAGACGTAGAAATCCACCGGGGCTGGAAGTGTAAAGAAGTTCGCCCCGGGAACACCAAGCTGACCGGCTTCAGTAAGAGATATACCGCGCATCACCACGTTCGGAGGGCCAATTGGTATATTGGAAACCTGAATACCTCCAGCACCATCCGTAACGGTAAATGTCACCGGAGGAGCGGGAGAAGTATAGTACCCATTACGAGTGATGAAAAATACCGTACCCTGATATGTCCCAGGATCAATCAACAATCCCTTATTAGTAAATACTAAAGTTCCACCGGTGCTTGTCCCCAATATTGCATTGGGTTCAAAGCAGAAAACAGTACCATCTGTTTCTGCTAAACCGTCTTCTGGAGCGAATGCGAAATTGAGGAGAGATACTTCGATAGAAAATGTTCCCGTAAGTCCACCAGAAGCTGCGGTAATCGATGCTTCCGTGACATTCAATTGCCCATTTGCATTGAGCGTATTGGTAATCGTTACGAGTTGTCCTACTACAGGAGCCGTGGTTCCTCCAACAACAGAATAATTAAATGTAGCAACCCCACCCGTCACGATAGATCCAGTAATTACCATGCTAGACGAATTAGGTGTCTGAGTTACAATTTTGGCTCCGGCATACCCAGCAACAGATGTTCCTGCAATAGTAATTGTCGATCCAACAGTAACGCTTGGAACAGGTACCGATGTAGTCAAAGTAGCAAGCGTTCTCTGCCAATTTGCCGTATATCCCGGATTACCTGATCCCTTGAAATACGTATATGCAATAGCACTCACATTGAATGTGAAGTAGTAGAAGCTGCGTGGCTGTCCTGGAGGAGCTGCAATTCCAGCACTCAATATCTGCACAATTGTCGGAGGAAATGGAGAAGGAGTTCCAGAAAAAGAGACATTTGCAAAAACCGCGAATCCTGAATTGATTGCATTGACCAGATCCTGGTCTTGGCCTCCGAGAGTGGAATCTTGATAATAGAACGTGATTACGTTCCCAGGAGAAGTTGATCCGGGCCCCCCAGACTGGAGGAAATAAGATGAACCCTGACTATGGGCCGCTGGTTGCGTTATATTTACGATTGGATACGTTGTTCCCGAAGTTACGATAGGTGTAAATGTAGGCGCAGCACCGGGACCAACCTGCGTAATCTTATCGATCCACCGACTCGTGTATTGTAGGCCCATATCTGAGCCGCCGAAGCCATCATTGAAGGCAAGATACTCAACATCCGGACCGTTGACTCCAACCGCAAAAGAGTTATTTGCAATGCCGGAGACAGCCAAAGTCTGTACACCGGGGTTATTCGTTACATCTTCAACCCAGAAGTTACCGATGGCATCGAGTGATAGATTCTTGATATCTCCATTTTGCGCGGTGAACGTCGTAATGAACTGATAATTTGCCGATCCTGCGATGATGCCGATATTGACTGTCGCGGAGTCAAGGAATGCTGTTTGGCTTGTAAACGCAGAGGATGCCTGTAATTGAATCCCAAAACCGGATGAGTTGATAAGGCTCTGTGTAAGCGTAACTCCCCAAGTATCAGTCAACGATCCGAGAGTCATCACCCCATTCGAGGCTGGAAGTACGATCTGCCGCACTTCGCCAAGTGGGAAGCCCCCCGAGAATAACGTAGCTACGATATTACATGTTACTGGGCAGAACCCCGTGAGCTGTACTTGGATGCCAGTGATGAAGTCTGAACTTGGCAGATTGAACCCGAATTGTGTCACGTTGAGCGGGTTGACGCCTGTCAACGGAGTCCGTGACGTATAATTCCCATCGGCCAATAGAATGTTCGTTGGATTTAGCCACGTAGAAGACACAGCGGCACCGCCAAGGCGCGCACCAGTACTCGATTGAGCCCCAGGAGGATAAACGCTTACCAGGCCGCTACGAGTGAATACAGACTGCGCAAGGAAGTCGACATCATAACAGCGCGGACTGGCACCATCCGGAAGAGTCTCCGAAGGTGCCAGCGTCGTAAGTCCGCCGAAGGATGAAAGAACAATCGGTGCGCCTGATGATGTACCGTGCATCGATTCCCCTTAGTAGTTGTTTTTCACAAATTCAGCGCGGAAAACAACGACATCAGGAACAATTACTCCAACAGCAGCTTCTGCGCCCGAAGAATAAATACGTAAAAGATTAGGAACTACAGATGTATTTACTAAATAACTTGGCTGAGGAGCTAGTGCTCCAGTACCACCACCGATTGCACTCTGAACTTCAATCCATTTCGGTAATGTTCGCGGTCCAATTGTCCCAACCGGAGACGATTTACCCTGCAAATTCAGGAATGCATAGCTAATCGGAAGTCCGCCAATTACATATGTAGCAGCAAGGACAGCCAACCCATCATCGGGACCCGATGCATTTGCGTGAGTCAAGGGAACCACAATCGTTGTTGCCGTCGCGGAAGAAGTAGTGAAATTTCCATTCAGAAAGGAAAGAGCACTCGGGAATCCGGAAACGCTGATAGACTGTCCGCCGCCCACGGTCAAGGAATTATTGGCTGTAAACGTCAATACATTGGCCGCAATCGACCACGAAGTAATCAGGATTACTGGACTGGCGACGGCGGCGGGGATAATCGATCCTTCCACAATTGTGCTACGAGTCGTGGTATCGACGCCTGCCATGTCGTATGGATTGACGATAAGTAGATTTGTTCCTGCCATTTGAGTAGTCCTCCTCGGACTAAGTTACGGTTATTCAGGCTCCTCGCCCTACGGTTATAGCCAAGCCCAAGATATGGCAAAGTCATCGACAGCTTCTCCGCCAAACTCACTTCTCTGATTCTCCTGCAATTGCATCGCTCTGACAACTTCCAATTTGAGCTTATCCATCTGCCGTGCTTCTTCGCTCACTGCCATCCCGTACAGATCTGGCGAAAACCGCATCGCATAGTTGATCATCATCTTCGATGCAACTGCGTTGGCGCAACCTAGGATTGGTACATAAGCTGACGCGAAATTAATGGTAGCTGGATTCAGGAAAGATGGGTATTCAATGCGGCACCGGATACGTAGATCTGTCTGCATCAAGCATCCAGGCATCCACATAATCCCTTCGCGCATCTCCCATTGCCCCATTCTCTGACCTTGCATACATCCAGGAAGGCCGAAGGCAGCATTACGCATCGGGGAGAAGCTTTCGCCTACATTGGATTGGCGCTCCCAGACAGCCAGGATGCGCTGTGCTTCAAAAGGAAGCTTCCACGTATTCGACCAGGTGAAGCCGTTGAAGTACCCAGCATAGGAGAGTGCCACCTGAACGGCTGGATTCGGTTGAGTGAGTGCTGGGATGCCAAGAAGAAGGTAATTATCGATGATCAGCTCGGGATCGCCGATATTGCGAAGATCCGAGTAGAGTTCACGAATAGCTGAATCGAGAAGTGTAAGTAGGTCGGGGTTGGTATTCGGCATGATCAGGCCAGCATCATTACCGGTGCCAGTACCAGAGCCGGTTGTCCGATTAGCGGTATCATTTATCTTAACTCTAAATAAGTCGGCGATACTCTGCAGGCTCGGGTACCTAATATTTCCGCCCACCGCTGCCTGCATCAAACACCTCCAAAGTTTAGACTGGCGAACTCGCCATGATATTCGACCGCAGCTTTATCATAAGCTATTGCAGCATCTTCCGCAGTAATGAATGTTCCAAGGTAGATAGGCTTTCCAAAGAAAATAACAGATACCCATTTCTTCCCGTTGGGTCTAATTCCCTTATAAGGATGTTTTCTTGGCAAATTCTTATGATTTCGATTATTTTCCGCTATAGTTGCTTCTCTAAGATTCGTCTTTCTATTGTCTAGGGTGACCCTATTTCGGTGATCCACCATCTTGAATGAAGTTATGAAATTATGGAGGCTTACGGTGATTTGGCCACCACCTGGCCTATAAATATTCGTGGCCGCATAGAATTCCCCGTGCCTGCGGTGCGCAAACCAATTATGGATTCCAACGCGTTCAGCGTCTTCGGAGTCGATCAGGGAGTATTGCCCTTGTGTCAATTCAACATATGCGATTGATGGGCCAATAGGAACTATTATTGGACGGGTCATTCTATGATCTTATCATCTTCGCTTTCTTCAAGGGCGGCGTCCCACTGTGCTTGAGGAGACATGTCTCAAGGGAACAGCGAACGCCACCCATGAAGCTTATATGGCGTCTTCTACCCGCCTGGGTCTTCCGGGGCCACGACGTACTTCCGATGGCTCCACGTCTGAACCCGTCAGTTCGTTATATCTATCCCGATTGATCGCACCAGCCTTCAGTGCACGGTCAGGATCAATGATGCAGAGAATCCCAGCGCTCGATTGATGGAATGCAATGCCAGATTTGATCGTATCACCGCAATTCGGACATTCCATCCGAACTTCCTGAGCCTTATGCCATCCAGCCTGCAACCCAAGGACGTCCATCGCTGCATGAACATCAGGTGTCGTCTCAAGATACTCATTCAAGGACTTCACTGACTTCGACTCGAGCTGAATTGCCTTCTGCGTGATAGCCCGGTAGCGGTCATTCCGTGCCTTCTCGGCGCGTGAGATCTCTTCCTCAGTCGGTTCAGCATTCAAAGATGGCCATACACCCTGCGAGATGTAATCGCAGTTTGTGCTTGTCGAGAAATAAGACGGAAGCGATCCGGCATTATTGAAATATGGGTCATCTGTTGGATTATTTGGAGAAAGCAGATCGATAGAAGCTCTCCATGCGTCTTCCTCGTCGATACGTGACCCACCACGTTCCTGGTCGGGACTTGCCTGGGTGATCGGGTCAGCAATGACTGCGCAACGCGTCCAGCGCTCTCCTGGAGCGCATCCACGAAGGATGAGGCGAGGGAACAAAAGATGATGCAGTGGGCCAAACTCACGTTTGGCGACGCTATAGAGGTAAATATGACGCAAGGCTGGACGAATCATCCGGCCATTCACGATTGGGTTGAAGTTCTCCTGGTTGGCACCCCGCATCGCATTTTGCGTCTTCGTATTTGTAAACCCGAGATTTCTAATCCCTGCAATTGCCATGTCTCAATCTCCTATTCTCATCCCTAGTCCAGATTTAGCAGCCATAGCCATAGCCTGCTTCATTCCTTTCTCAATCAGTTCCGCTCGTTTGGCTACCAACTGAGAACCACGACGTACTCTAACTCCATCATGTACATCCTTGAGGGTTTTGAGGTATTCTTCTTCCCTCAACTGCTCTTCCTGCTTGATTGCCGCAGTCTTCGCAGAGTTTGAAAGCTTTTTCCATGCTTTGATCATTGGGAGCATCACATCCAGCATGAAACCGCATGGTTCCATCCTATATGTAACCATCTTCGGAGTCGAAAGAATCTCTTTCCGCATCACAAAGTCCTTGTCCACCCAGTGACGCTCTTTTTGCTGTTCGATGAGTTCACGGTGAAGGAACTTCTGAAGAAGACGATATTGTCCGTACTTCGGGAATCCACCACAGTCGAGTAATCCAGACTCTTCATCTCTGTAATCCCATTCCCACCGGTCCGGTGAACCGAACATCGATGCAGGTTCGTAGATCATGAGAGCCCAGCAGGGTTCTCCACCGATTAGAGGCTTCTCCTGGTAGCCCTCAAAGCCATCATGGAATCGACCACCGATGGTCATGCGAAGCTCTGGTGACCATACAAGCTTGAAGAGGGGGTCACCATATTGGTTCACCCCTCCCAGATTTGTCAGCTCATCCTGGAACCACTGTGGGCAATCACGCATTCGCAACCTGCACCGGTGAGATCTCGATGCCTTTCAGGTCACCTACGCGAATCTGATAGTACTTAGGAAGATCGGATCGGTTCTTATGTGCTGGGTTCAAATACACTGGATCGGTTCGGCTAAACTCATCATAACGAACGACATCGCCTATTTCGACAGGAATTGCAACCTGCAAGCCACCGACAACCATGAACTGTCCGGTAGCAACAACTACGCCGCGGTCAGATACTTCTTTGATATTGGAGTTATCGAGAGCAATCTCGAAACCTTCAGGCTGCTCATAATAGTCTGCGATGGGAATTTCTTGAACGATTACTCGGTCAAGTATGGGTTTGATTGGGAAGCTCATGTCTCTATGTCTCCTTCGATTTCACAGTGAGTAAATTACGTATTGTGCCGTCCAGTCACCAGTTGCATCAGAGGTGACTCGAACTATATTTCCAGCCGTCATGTAGGCTACGGACAATGGGACAATGTGGTTACTAGCAGAGGTCGAGAAATTTATATAAGACCCGTTCACTTGGAATTGAGGATTTACACCAGAAGTGGAACAGTTCCCGACAACCATATAAAACCCATCAGTCAATATCGTGAATATTGTAGATCCTAATGGATTAGCATTTACCAATGTACCTGAAGCCGCGATACCCATAGTGCAAATACAAACTGACATCTATTTCTCCCCGATATGTTTAGTGGTCATGCCCCCATTATATGAGACATGACCACTACTTTACAGACTAATCGAACCTATCATTATGCATCCTGAGGAATCGGAAGTCCCTGTAGATAGAACTGCTCCTTGGGATTCTGACAGATCAGGTTGAAACCGCGTTCGTATCCAAACATCTGAGAGTCGAAGTAGGTTGTTGCCCCAGTACCATCATTCGTTGGAACAGCAGCAATCGGATTACCCGGTGTCCACTCATGGAGACGTGTTGGGAACAACTCGCCAAAGTACCAAGTAGACGGAACGATCAGATCCATCCGGGAAGGCTCGGCAGTGGACGAATAGACAACCTCACGTCCGCCCCAAGTCTTCTGCATATGCATCTTGGCCGTATCCGGTACTTCGCGGTCACCACCTTCATCCAGGCGGGTATAGCCAGGATTGTAGTAGTTCATCGACAGCGCAACACCCTGCATGGGGTTGGTGTACCAGAAGCCATCCTTGTTCTCGTCATACTCATCACCCAGAGCGCGGAGGCGAATTGACTCGATACGCTGTGCTGTGGAATTGACAATGCTTCCAGCGCCAGCGAAGTTGATGGTGGGAGTAGAGAAGCGACCGGGGAACAATGCCTTGTTGATTCCGGCAATCGTTCCGACGTTTCCGTTGTTGATCCAATAATCCTTGCCATAGACCGAGCTGCCAGCAGCACCGGTTGCGCCAAGAACAACAATAATGTCGCCCGTGGTCGTTCCGGTCGGAAGCGCTCCAGCACTATAAATAGTCTGAGAAACTGGATCGACATAAGAGATAGTAAAGGTAGCCGGAGAAGTGCGGGCAGTACCGCCGACAGCAGGGAATACTTGGCAAACCTGTTGATCGGAGAAACTGGCAGCCGTATTCAGGCCAACAATTGAAGAGAGTTGCGGTCCAGCGGGGCCGGTGCCATTATTTACAGTCGCAGTTGTCGGAATCTGATCAATTGTGCCAGATCCATCACGATTGATAAGACCTTCTACACCATTGTCGAAAGCCAGAAGTGATTTATCCATCTCCTCACGGGAGAACTTGACTAAGCCACGCTCTTTACCGTCAGTAGCTTCCTGTGCAAGATTTGAAATCTCGCAGACATTGATAAACCGTACTGGAGATGCCGCGAACGACTGGAATTGTGAACCACTACCGCGGGGCCACGCTGCGGCAGAGGTCGCAGTGTCAGAAGCAAACTGTTGAATGCCTGCTCCACCCTGTACACGGACCGGTACCCAGAAAGGTGCACGTCCTACGCCGCCACGATTGGTCTGATTCGAGCACTGAACTTTCTTGCCACCTTTTTCAAGGCGTGTCTGAAGCTTGTCAAAGTGCGCCTGGAGATCCGCGATCTCTTCGATGAAGGATTCAAGCTCGATAGCCTGAACTGCTGTTTCGGTTGCTAGTGCCATAAATCACCCTTGTAAATTGAGTCACGCGGCTATTGCCCGTGCATGATGTCTCTCAACCACATCTGGGATTCATGGTCAGCGCTTAGGCTGCGATTTATATACCGGCCAACCCGGTAATGAACCACTATCTGATGCAAATCATACCACAACTGCCTTTACTGCCTTACTTGAACTGTTTTCCCGTTCGTCAAACGATACTTCCGTTGATGAATCCACTCGAGAGGTGTCCTCTTATGGTCAATCTGATCCATAGGAGGTTTCTGTGTCACGATCTGCACGCCGGGCGCTACCGGACCCGGCTTTGTCCCATTTGACGGCGCAGATCCTTCAACGCCTGGCTTAGGCCCCGGCTTACCTCTTAGAAATGACCCATAGCGCTGTGTAGTCATAGAATCGACTACCGACTTGGCATGTTTATCGAACTCCACCTTGGCAAAGTTGAGGACTGTGGACGCGTCGGGATTCTTCTGGCTGCGGTATCGCGTAATACCAGCCATATAATCCTTATTCGATGTTGCCTTCTTCATAATCTCTTTGACGACGTCCTGTTTGAACGATGCCAGTGCCGCCGGGGGTAGATTCAGACGTTTCTGATTGTGCTTGAATAGCTCAGAGAACTTCTGATCTGCATGTTGGTCCAACTTCGGAGAGATATTCGTTTTCCAGTGATGGTCCTGAACATCTTTATCGAACTTCGCGCGATCATCGTCGCCTGCGGCTGTCTTCTGCCCTTGCTTTTCGCCCGATGTTCCACGTGGAGCATTTCCATTTTTAAGATCGGCAGCTCGCTTTTCCTGGTTGTTGAACCATCCGCCCATCTTTGCAGCCAGCTCAGTGATGCGCTGCATCTTGTCGGCATTCCATGCGTCTTTCCTGTCTTCAGGAAGCCATGCTGGAGCCTTCTCTTCGAGTACATCAACAAGTCCATTGAATGATCCAACCAGCTCGGAGCCACGCAAAGCATCTACGAAGTGTGGAAGTACCGCAGAAGCATAGGCAGCGGGGTCGCTTTCCTTGATCCTGTCTAGGATTGTTGGAGTAAGCTTCGCCAGACCTTCATTGAAGTCTTCTCCAAGGGCCTCAAGGGCCTTCGGATCGCCAGCAGCAAGCAGGCTATCGACTTCAGCCATGCCCTTGATCTCATCCTGCATCGCAGTGAGAGCTTCAAACCCCTTCATCTCACCATGCTGGATAGATTCAAGCATCGCATATTTTTCGCGGATGCCATCGATACCTTTTGGCTCTAGCTGATTGAGCTGAAAAAGACGGCCATGATTGTCTTTGGATAGACGTGCAAACTTAGCATTATTGGGGTCGGCATCCCGCATTGCCTTGAGCCAGGATATGTATTCTTTAGAGGATTTCGATCCGTACTCGCCATCATCCTCTTTTTCCTGCTGTTCGCCACCATCGGATTCGGTTGATTCTGCGCCAGAGTCCAGAACTTCTGTAGATTCAACATTTTCAATCATGTCTTCCATGTCTCTTCTCCCTTAGCTTTGAGCTAATAGTTCTTCCGACTTGCTTTTCAGCAGGTCAATAAGTTGTTTTTCTGTTTCGCTTCCATCAAGTTCAAAAACTATGATCTTATGAGGAGATTGTTTGGTCTCAATTCCAATCATTTTCGAATGAAAATATGTTTGGCCTGGTATTTCTGGCGTATGAACTGTAGTGTTTCCTGCACCCCAATCATGAAATCGAACTGAATCAGGAAGAACATATGCTGCAAATTCAAGATAAATAGCCAAATTAGATATCATGTCTCTCTTGTCTCCTAAAAGATGATTCCGATACCCCTAAGGGTGATCAGTCTTCCATTACATTCGAGCCAATACTTTGGTTCATTGCTATTGTTCGCCTTACCATCGTAACCGCTTTTGATTGTACGCCTTACGATGTAAACTTTCTTGAATCTCTTTTCTGTTGCATTCGTTCCTTCATCTGTACAAAATATCCCAGGTTCGTGTACGTCGGGATAGATTCTCAATCTCACTGTAACGGCTTTCCGACCAGAGATACCTTCGTCTTCGTTGGTACTCCTGTATAAGGATCGACACCCTCCTGCTCTTTCACGATCTCATGTGTCTGTTCGTCCGGCATAAGCTCTTGCGGCGATACCTCTAATCCGAGCGCCTGGAATGCCTTTGACTGTGCCGCCGGTGGAAGCTTCGTAGGATCGATGCTGACATTCGCCTTCATCTGAACCTGCGGAGGAGGCGTAAGCTGCTTCAGGATCGCAATATGCTCTGACCAGTGAAGTTTTAGATTCTGCCAGATAGCCTTCTGATCATCATCTCCATACTTGAGTTTACGGCCAGTTGGCGATGTTAGCATTCCAAGCGTAATCGCTGCATGGATAGCATGGTTCTCGCTATTGTCCTGTGCTACTGGCACTGTCGATACCAATGGAGGCATGCTTTGCGCTGCCTGTTGAAGCTGCTGAACCGCTTGTATCCCTTCAGGTGTCTGCGCCTCTGGATCGGTAGCAGCCATTGATATCTGAGTTTGTATCTGAGCTATCTTCGGATTCTCTACTGGAGCCGACTTCATCAGAATCTCAAACTCACCCTGCTGCGCCTCAACCTGATCTGCGCCAGGGACATTCATATCTGATAATGATGGGAACTTCGAGAAGACCGCCAGATTCGATGGATCATTCATAATCTGGTTATATAGGCCAACATTCGCTGACTGCTCCAACATCTGCGCCATCTGCTGTTCTTGTTCTGCAATCGTCTTTGGAATCTCAAGCGATGCCGGATGGACCAATACAGATCCTTGCAACTTGCTCAGTTCAATCTTGAGTTTCTGCTGGCCTGGCAAGGATGCCGATATGTCCGTAATCCGGTTCTTGGCAGCCGATTCAATCGCCTGCTGATGAATACATGATGTCGCCTCGCACAATGAAGCCCATGGAGTCGAATAGACCTGCAATGCCTGGTCTCGGTTGAGCCTTGCTTCACCAAACGTACCCTCTTCGCCATCATTGGCACCGAAGACAGCAGGTGATCCACCATCCATAACTTCTGGGGCACCAGAGATCAGCCACTGAATGAACTCAAACATTGCTCCATTCGGTTGAGGTACACGTTCGACTCCGGTGATCTGGTCAATCGTAAGTCCTTTACCCTCAAGGCCGGTTACCGCAGTGATCTTACCTGGGTCATTCGATTGCGCATTGATGGCCTGCGTATCGATATATGGCTCAAGCCCATACCGGCGCGGAACAGCAGCACGGAAGTAACGATCAAGTAGTGAGATGTTCGCGTTCAGAACTTTCTGGAGTGGCAGATAATTTGTTCCAATAGCACGGCGATTCTGTCCATCACCTGGATAAGGATGAATGATTTTTACATGCTCATTGATGCGGCAGTTACGTACAAAAGCAAGTGATCCACCTGCATGCCACACTTCCATGCCATCCGGGAATGCCTCAAAGAATGTCTCTCTAACTCCTTCATCCTCAATACCTTCATATTCGCTCGGGCGGAAGAAGGTAACTGTTTCAGTAGCATCGTTCTTATATGCTTCGCCGGACGAAGATGACGCCTGCACTGCCAGACGTACATTGATACGAGCAAGCCGATCAATCTGATCCATACCGCCAACATTGCCTTGTGATGCGATCTGAGAACGAATCCAAGGATACTTTGCCTTGAGGGTATTTACACCAACTTCATGCTGATACCGCACCCATCCCATCTCATGCTCTTCATCGGCCATAAGCGGAACTTTAGACTCAAGCTTGCCGCCTACAAAGACTGTCTCGCGCCGTACGGGCTGCTCATCGCCACTAGGTCCTTGCGGATCCATCTCTGTCTCGGGTGATATACCTTCAGACTCAGGAACACCATATGTCTCTTGTTCGCGTGTAGCAATCTCTGTGCCCCAGCGTGCTTGATCGGCAACCGTATACGTTAGGAAGAGAACGCGTGCATCCGTATAGAAGTAACTAGCTGCCTGCGTAATGGCCTGCTTGAGATTAGCTTGGTTATCGAAGATCTTGACATAATCCTCAGACGCCTCGGCAGCAGCCTGATCCATTGGGTCATCATCTTCATTGGGAACAATCTCGCTGCCTGGAACCTGTCGGCTCAACAAGGCGGAGATCTTATCGTGCCTAGCTCCGTAAACATTGCAAGCAAACAACTTCATCGCGTTCTGTGTCTGCATGATGCTTGCACCTGACGTACCGCCAGAACCACCAAACATCCCCCAACCCTTCCAACCAGCGTTGAGGAAGTGGTAACCACGGCGAAACAGCCTGCTCTCCCATGCTTGCAATACTTCCCAGATACGAGCCGCAGCATCACAGCGGTTCACATTCTGGATCATCTGTTCGATATGATTGGCGTAATCGCCTAGATCTTCAGGGAAATAGTTAGGCTGATCGGAACAATACCAAGCAGCATGTTTCCCGGGGACATATCCTTCGGGAAACTTAGACGGAGTCAGGCGACTCTGTGGTGATTCTTCATTCTCGGGATTCGTTGTAGAAGGCTTACCTAACTCTGCCATTTATCCCTTTTTCATATGCGATAGGCCGATGCCTGAAGCTGCCTTACGTCGAATGGTTGGGTTCTGCGAGTGCAGCGCCTTATGCAACCGCTCATCACCTATCTTCTTATCCTCGGAGATGCCAAGCATTTTATGTAAACTGCCCTCTTTTACTTTGAACGATTCATGTTTCTTACCCAGGTTGACTTCCTTCGTCGCCATAGCTTTCTCCGGTAAGTGTTTGAAATCAGTAGCGTTATTCCATTCAGATACGTTCTCTTTACCGCCAAGAGCTTTCTGCCCTGTCGATGAGTTTCCCCACCGTTGTTGAGCTTTACTCTTGAATGGCATTACTCGTCCCAACCATCCTCGGACTCGCCTTCCATGTCATCCGAGTTAGCATCGTCGACTGAAAGGTTCTTAGCGTGCTCATGAGCTTCCTCAGCCGATGCCTTCTCAGAATGATGCTCGTGACCGTCTCCATGCACGGAATGAACCGAATGCATCCCCATCTCGTGATCGTGGTTTATCGTAACCTGATGAGCTGGACCATGTGCAGCTATAACAGCCTCAGGAGACTCTTCACCCTCAACTTCAGGGTTCTCTACGCCGCCACCAACAGCCTTTGCCATCGGAGCCTGAGTCTTCTTCGCTGTGCGCCATGAATCAGCATTCGTGTAAGACTTGCCATTATGCTCTAAAGCCTTCATTTAGTTCTCCTTCGGAGGATTCTTCTGCATGTCTTGAAGCGCCATGACCTGTACCGCATCCCAGTCATATGATTGAGATGATACACGTTCAATAGGCTTATCGAGGTGATTCAATGACATTTTCTGCTCAAGGCGTTGGCAAGTAGCCAGTAATTCAAGCAAGTGGGCTGCGATCTGTTGCTGTTCGGTAAGCATAGATCGTAGTTGCGAGTCGGTACTCTTGCAATACGAAGCAAGATCATCCAAGCTAAGCCATTCCCGAACTTTACGCTTGATGTCCATATTCCGATTCTAACTCCAATACGGTAAAGGTTCACTTCTTTTCTTTCGCTTCTCCGTCTCAGCTAGACGCGCGAAGTGTAATGCCATCGGATCCTGTATTTGTGCCTGCTCCTCTGCAACGCGTTCATCTCGCGTCTGAGGCCATGGATCTGCACTAAACGTCATTGCCAATGTATCAGCTATGTCAGGACTCGATAGACCACGCGACTTCATATCGTCCTTGCGCTCGAGCTGAATCTGATTCTTTGAGCTGAAGAAGTACTCTGGAGCAGACAGATCAGAATCAATCTCTGGATCGTCAGGGATATCACCAGTCTTCAGCCATTCCCGCATCTTGCCCCATACCTCAGCTCTACGGTTGAAGTAAGCGAACGCATCGCCTGGCGAGTTACCTCCATGAAACTCTTCTACTTGCGCTGGGACATTCTTCTTCATCCAGTCCTGCATCTGATGCTTCACATTGTCGACGACACCACCACCAACACCGTCACCATCGATTACCGTAAGGCGCGGAGAATGCTCTCTCATATATGCGCAGACACGATAGCCAACCTGAACCGTGTCAAGCCCGCGCATCTTCTCAAGAATGGTGAACTTCTTCCCTTGACGCAGTCCGATCACAGTCATGTCGTCACCAAACCGAGCGACATCAACAGATAGGATCTTCCACTCACGTCGATACTCCGACTCATCTACCTGCCGCATTCGGGCTTCACGCACAACCTCACCTGATATGAACTGTGTCGAACCAGCACGTGGGAACTCACCACGGATGCGGACACGACAGAAGTCAGAGTCTTCACCATAATCAGCAATCCACTTATCGAGTAGATCTTTCTGCGTTCCTTCAACTGTTCTAGAATCAATCTGATGCGTAATCCAACGATGCTTATATCGTCCGAAGCACTCACGGAAGCGCCCAGTGTTGCGTGTAGGGTTACCGAATGCAAGCCAGATGATCTCTGTTCCTTCATCGGTCAATGCGCCTTCAGTGACTTCCCATATCTTGTCTGCAATCGCTGATGCCTCATCGTAGATCACAACAATGCGCTTACCTTGATTGTGAAGACCAGCGAATGCTTCTGGGTTGTTCTCGCTCCATGGTATCGCGTCGGCGCGCCACAATCGCTCATGCGCCTTCTCTTTCACAGAGATAGACGTTGCAGTGATGTTCCACCAATGTGAGTTGATTGCGAGCCTGAACCATTTCGACACTTCAGGCCAGGTCTTTGTACGAAGCTGCGTGTCTGTGTTCGCAGTTAGGACAACGCGGCAATCCTCACATGTTGACATCGCCCAATTGATCACTTGACCAATGAGAGCGCTCTTGCCAATACCATGACCTGAAGCAACTCCTATCTGTAATGGAGTGAAACGTTTCGGGCCTGATAGATGTTTGCCGATTGTGTTGAGAACATTAGCTTGCCAGGCGCGACTGCCATTCGAGGAAGAGAGTTCACCATCTTCAAGCCAAGGAAACGCGTAACGACAAAATCCTAACGGATTGGCAGAGAATGAAGCGATATCGTCGATAAGCGCTTCTTCATGAGTCATTTGCGATTGCGAGCTTTCGAGATGCGATCAGCCAATGCTACTTCACCAGTATGCTCGATCGTTTGCTTGTCTCCATACTTCTTTGGAGCAATCTTGCTGATGTACCATTTGAGCGTATCTACTTTAAGTCGCGCTCTAAGCACATCTTCTTCATCATCAATTGTTCGCATCATCATTTCGGCCTGATAATCCATTCCGAAGTCTTTCGCGCGCGCATATTTATTGAAGAAGCCGTCCGTATCTTTCAATATCCAGTTTCTGACAGTTACATGATCTGGATAATCTGGGTTTGTGCAGATTTGAGCAAGTCCTTTACCATCAGCGAGTTCTCGACAGATTTGATCTGCGATCTCAACTGAGTAGCTCGAAGGTCGGCCTGTCTTTCCCATGTGATTGAGTATATCAAATGCAACAGCAACAACTCGCTCGCCGCTCGGGCCCACTCGCCGTGGAGGCTTCCCGTCTGTTCGACGGGATATATATCTCTTTTTTAAGATTAGAAGCAAACGCAACGACAAAAGATAGCGGGCTTTGGTATCGGCATAAGGGTAGCAAATGGAATAGGTTTTTACCTAATCTTTTAGCCTCAACTAAATTAGCCACACCTAATTTAGGCATGGCTAATAAGCAAACAATTTATTTAGTTGTATCTAGCTCAATTGCTCGATGCGCTGGTGGTGATGTGCGGAAAATATCCACATGCTGTGTTTGGATGCAGGTTGAAGAAAAAGGATTACTTGAATATTCCGCCGCTACGAGGCATTCCTTCTTGCCAAGTTCCTACACCCAACGCATAATCAGCTTTGTAATATGCTTTCCCTTCAGCTAATCGAAGCGCATGAAGTAACGCGCTGCTCCATGTAGGAAATTCACCTTGGCTACCGAGGCTATTTACTACGCGCCATTCCCCAAAACCTTTATAAATAAGAGGTTTAGTCATTATCTACCTCCATGAATAGAGGATCGTAGTTGGTATCTGGCATAGGCTGGTCTTTTGTATGAAATGGAACCCTGAATGGTTGTCTCATGCTCAAAGGAATTTCCTTATTCGCAAGCCTATTCCATAAAGCACTCTGATACGTGGCAATATCCTCAAGCTCCTTCACGGCTTTACGAGGCAAGCCGCTTTTGGTCGTGAATCGTCCTGTACGCTTATCCCTACGCAGTTTAGGTCTGCCATGCATCTCGCCGATCACGAAGCCCAGGAGGGCGAATGATGACGCAAATAGAGCTAGATAAATAATCGTCTCCATGATCCCATCGATCCCCATTTAGAACCTCCAGATTTCGTATATCAAGCAAGAAACTGATAATCCAACAGAGACGAATAGTGCCGAAATAATGAATAGAGCTACCACCCCAGGAACCTTTTCTCCTTTACCGCCTGAAAATACAAAGGATGTCACCGTCGAAGCTATGGATACTACCCACGAACAAAGTGTTGCCTTTACGAAATAATCCATCACTTCCCTCCGAATAGCGCTACGCAGATTCCAACGTTGAGTATGGCTGCCGACCAGGTAATAAGCAGAATCAGCAGCCCTTCTTTGACTTTAGGCCCCATTATCCTAACCCCTCTTCTCTATGTGTGGTTTTGATTGCCAGTTTTACCGCCTCAGCCTTGGAGACCTTTACGCCGAACGATCCGGAATAGTGAGCCCTGAGTTCTTCAAGAATAGTTGCCTCGCGCTCATTCATCTCAATATGAAATCGGATTTTCTTTATCTTTTCCATATCAAAAGAATCTCATGAAATAAATGCAGTGTCAACACATTTTCCTCTTGACTTCCCATAAAGATTGGCACATAGTTATCGTGTTGGCAAGGAGAAACATCATGACGACCTACACACAGAACGGGATCACCTACCAGATCAACCACATCACCGGCGAAGCAACCCCAGTGAATGCAAACAAGCCTTACTTCAATCCAGAGATCATTGATAGCCGCTATCTGGCCGCTAATCCGCGCATCATCGTACGCAGCTAACAAACGCGCTCGTAGCTCAAGGGTAGAGCACCGAGCTTTTAACTCGAGGGAGATGGTTCGATCCCATCCGGGCGCACCAATTTTGAGGTAACACCATGAAGATCATCACAAGTTTCGATCCAAAGCCGATTCCAGATAGAAAGTTTGACTGGTGTGCTTACGATTCAGATAGTTACGATCTTGGCTCTCCTACTGGATATGGCTCGACCGAACAGGAAGCGATTGAAGACCTCAAGGAAGAGATTGAATGGAGGAAGTCATGATCACCGCAATCCTACTAACCGCATTCCTATCCCAAGACAAGATCGTATGGAACATCTACGACGAAGGTCATGGCGAGACGAATGCAATCTGCCAGTACATGCCTAGCACCGAAGATGTGGTGTGTTACGCGAATCGGAACCTCGCAGACTCTGAGTATTCCGAAGTGTTCCAGTATGCGCTATCTCAATATGAAATGAGGACAATATGATCAGCACTTCTGACGCAATTTTGCTTGGTTCTTCTATGTATCCCGCTAACGACGGCAGCCAATGGGTGAACAACGATGGGAAATCAGGTTGTGCTTTAGGTAGGGCTTTCCTGGCAGTTGGTGGATATCTTGATGCAAAAGGTAAGCCAAGATTCCATATGAATCACACCGTCTGTGCTAACGACATCGCTGCCATATGGCCATGGCTAGGAGAAGGCGACATCATGTACGAAATATCCGACATGTTCACTGAAGTCATGAATGGTCACCTAACGATGGATGAACTTGTTGACTTCGTGGCATCACGCGAGCCTGCAGCATTGGAAGCAACCATTGAATCACCATGGCAGAAGATGGTTAGGGGTGCATAGTCATGACTAGAGAACTCATTCTTACGCAGATGGCTAAGAACATCATGCGAATGCCAGGAAACTACTTCTACAACTTCAACTTCGCATATCTCGAAGCAACTTATTATTCAGTCCAGCAAAAGGCGGTAATCCTGTGACAATCTCTCAATTGAAACCACATATCTGCATTGGTTTTCACCATCTTCCGAAAGGTTCGTATCTAAAATTAGATATTCCCTATGAGATAGATAAGGTAGATGCCAGAGAAGTTTTTTTACACGAAATATCTACCGGAAAATCCATCATACAATCGAAAGTTCACATTAGAGAATCTAGGTTTCATCTTTCATGAGAAGACAATTCCATTTCGAAACGGGAAGGATAAGGCGCATTTATAAGAATATGAAGCAGCGGTGCCTGAATCCGAAATGTATTGGATATCCAAGGTATGGAGCTTTGGGAATAGATATATGTCAAGAATGGAAAGAAAGCATCATCCCTTTTATCGAGTGGGCATATAGCAATGGATATTCGGATGAGTTGACTTTAGATAGAAAAGACAATCAGAAAGGTTATAGCCCTGAAAATTGCAAGTGGAGTACATTGCGTACTCAAAGTAGAAATAAAAGGAACAATGTTTGGCTAAAGGCATTTGGAGAAATCAAATGCATGGAAGATTGGGGAAGTGATACTAGATATCAAGCTAATTCCCTACAAATATGGAAAAGATTAAAAAGGGGATGGAACGAGGAAAAAGCGGTATCGCATCCCACTATGAAGAATAAATATATATGAATCTTGAGGTTTCTTATGGCTGACTTAGTTCTATCTTTCCTATCCTTGGCTATCGTCGCATTCTTCGCCTTACTCATCGCACTTACGGTGAAGGCTGCAGCGATAACGATTGTCCATCTGTTTTCCCACTCAGACGATCACCACAAGAACGTCTACAACGGCTTGAAGTAACTGGAGGATTTATGGCACGCAAACCCCTGGTGTACGAGTGCGGAGGACCTGAAGTAGCAAAACTCCGTCAACTGCATATGAAGCTTATCGGACGTCCCGGATGCAAGGAAGTACGCTTACTTCGGGCTGAAGTCCTGGACTCTTACGGAATGGCAGAGAGCGCTGAGTCTTGCCGGAATATGGAGGACTGATGCGCGTTCTTCCTATAACAACATTGGCCTATCTTGTGCGGGAAGCCTATGACGCGCACGAACGGGTAGAGCGTGCAATGAATGAGGGATTACCTTTAACCGCAGCAATGCATGCGAAATTCTTATGCTCATGCATCTTCGAGATATATCCAGAATTGGGGAGTAAATGATAAAGTTCATGATTCGATTCGGACTCGGCTTCACCGGACATTACTACGACAAATGCAGAGATTCGGCCCCTTTGATCTTCATTGCTTGCATAGTCCTCATCCTCTTCATCGGTGCAGCAGCAATCGGCCTTGCATCGGCGGGAACAACCGAAGCTATACAGCATGTGAGCAGGTACTAGGAGGAAACATGATCAGCTATTGTCGACATTGTGGCCGATTCTGCGAGACATCCAATAGCGTTCTCTCTATGGGAAATGACTATTGGGTGCACATCGGATCTGGACTGAGTGTTTGTTCTTGGCCGATTGAGTTGCGTGCCGATCAGGATACATTCGCTGCACCGATCTCGCAGCCGCTATTCAGCCCGATTGATGGTGCTCCACTGATATGGCTTGGGAACTGATATACTTTTCTTGTGAGTAGTCCTCATGTGTTGAAGCACCAAAGCCTCCTCTGCCCAGGAGGCTTTTCTTATGCATCTCTCTCTCGCCCTATGATGTACCGCTTTGCACTCCCTAAACAAACCGCATCTTCATTGTCTTCGGTCTGAGCAAATAGTTATTCTGGATCTTATAGATAAATCCCAGAGTTATAAGATCTCTTACCATCCACTTGAATGTTTGTGCGTCAGGGAAAAATGGCTTCCAATGTCCATATGTAATAACTCTTTGCCCATCCATAATCAACATCATTAAAAACTTGGATAGAGTCATATAGACCTCGCATATTCGCCATGAAGCTTAGCTGCTGCTTCCGCATAAGCCATATGAGCATCTTTAGGATCTTCGAATGAACCTATCCATATTTTCTTTCCATCCACTTTTATCGTTGAATCCCATCTCTTCCCGCTTTTAGATCTTCCTATGCCTTTATATGGATTTCTGCTATCGCTTCTAATTTTCTTATTTCTATTATTCTGAGCGTTCGTAGATTCTCTGAGATTGGCTTGTATATTGAATAGGGTATCCATATTCCTATGGTCAACCTGGAGATTTCCTGCTTCCAGCAAAAATCTATGGAGAAATACTTTACCGGATGATGGTTTCATCTGAGCGTAGAATGGACCATCCTTCATACCTCGCGCAGCATGCCAATTATATTTACCAACCTCTTCAGCTCTCCATGAATCAATAACAGCATATAGACCATGTGTAAGCTCTACATAGGCTATAGAAGGCCCTATGGGTATCACTACTTCTCTGACTTTCCGGTTATGTTGATTCATAGTGATGCCTTGACGAAGCTTGCCCATTCCTTGTTCGTTCTGACGGCATCCCATAAAGGTTCATATTCTCGCGCGAATCGGCAGAAATCAATATATCTGGTTCCGTTGGCATAGCTTCCCCACTCATTTATCGTTTTCGGAGTAACACTCATGCTCTCGCCTCTTTCGCTATCACAACAATGCGTTCAGCAACCTTTGGCAGTGCAGTGCGCCTAACTTCCTGCAGTCGCTTCAACTCAGATTTAGTCATGGCTTCTCCTGGTTGTTCTGTGCTCGTTCCATATTGATTAGGTCAACAGGAGGGATATACGATTCCCGCCATGCATTCAGGTCGTTGCAAAGATTCTGTGCGGATCCTACATCATCAGACATGAATGCTCGAACCATTCTTCCTTCGATCCATACATTCTCGCCCCACTCCGTCTTTACTACATATGCTCTACTTATCTTTGCCATCCGCTTTCTCCTTTTCGATCTTCTCTCTCAGATTATTCAGCCATCGCGCTTGCTTTACTTCTATTGGTTCAAGATATTCAGGATCTACTGGCCGGAGCCACCACGGAACTTTATCCACTTGCTTCCTCCTTTGGCTCTTCTGGCTCTGGCAACGGAATTATTTTGAAGTTATCCGTTCTACAATAAATTCCATCTATGCATACACCCCATAGAGCATTTATATAAAATGGTTTCCATCCCATGTTTTCCTTCCAGCACCAGAAATAACCGCTTCCCATTGACTTGTCATACTTCATGCTTCCTCCTTTTGAACTCGTCGGGCCGTGGTGCTATTTACTCGCAAGGTAATATTTAACAGGTTTATATTCTGTG